AAGTTAGTGAAGGTTGATTGGATCGTTCCTAAGATACTAGCGACCCTCACTTTTTCCTTGAGGGTATCCATAGTATCTTCGGCTCTAACGACCACCTCGGTTAAGTTGCAGAACTGATATGGGCGCAGGATTATCTCTGAGCACGGATTAGTACCGAAGTCATAGTCTGCGTTTCGTTTACCATATTTTGCTGCCTGCTTCTGTGAAGCGACCCGATTGAAAATTCCTCGTTCACCTGAGTATGACTGGATGAGTGAAGACCACTCTTCTAAAAATGATGTCAACTCAGGCTTTTCAGTGTATGCCACTGAGTTATTGGCAAGGGCTCTCTGCGCATTCTGCTGCCACCATTCACCTGACTTAGCCTTGCGCATCCTATTGTCACTGAGGTTACTCAGAGAGATCATGGCTGACCTTCTGACACCACCTACAACTACTATCTCACCTATCTTACACATGAGGTCATGACACTCTAATGAGTTTAGTTTGCGACCTGCAGCATTCTTAAAGGTTTCTACAGTATATTCGAATAGATGCTCAAGTGGTTCAGGACCTGATGCTCGACCACCAAACTTCTTTAGTCTGGCACCTGCAGGTCTTACCTTGCTTGTGTTCCATTTTGGTATTTCGCCTGAATAGAGCAATGCAATGATCTGACGGAATGCTTTGGACCAGCCTTCCTTGGAATCGCTTACAATCACTGTGGTCTCAGAGTCAAACAGTTGATCTGGTACTTCAGGCAGTTTGTTTATATATTGTCTCTCAACGGAGAACCCGACACCTGTGCCACACATGAGGATGAACATAGCTTCATCGAATGACTTGGGGTCATCAACGACAACGTAAGAGCAGTTGTAGCCACATGTGTTGTCTCGGTCTAGAGCATCACCTGCAGTCATCAGGGCTCTCATGGATGGCATTACTGATTGCGACATGATTGCTTGCCTGAGTGTCTCAAGGGTGTCCTTGGGGATCTCGGGGCGCTTTGTATTCATGAAGTCAATGTAGCGATCGACAGTCTCGTCCCAATGTTCTCTGCGTTGCTCGTTGTGTTTGTATCTTGCGTATCTGGATTTGTGTATAAATTGTTCGTATAGGTCCATGGTATTCCTTAGGGTTTATCTATAAGATGTTCTAGTTCTTCTTACTTTAGGAATACTCTAAGACCTTAAGTCTTATAGGATCTCTAAAGTGCGGTTTCTTAACGAAAAAAAAATCCCCCAGGCTTGCGCCTGAGGGACCTGGACAAACTGCACGGAGAATGCAGTCCAGTTAGGGGTTAAATTTGCGTCTCAAGATAATCAAGCAGCATTTTGCAATATTGACGTGCCTTTTGGATGTCTTCCTTGCCATTCTTTTGCTTGTATCGAGCTACATATTTAATGATGTTACCTGCATAAAAGTCTTCAGCAATGCCTAGTGACTCAAGAAACTCTGCAGGTTCAATGCCGTATGTATAGTGTGCAGGCTGTGATATGACGTTAGTTTCTACAAACTGGTCTAACTCTTTTTGCCTACGCTCTTGTTCATACTTGTGTTTAATCCACGTCCTTGTATTCATCGCAGCTTCTTCTTCGGCAAGTCGCTGCTCCTCTACACTCAAGGGGTCCATAGATTTACATCTCCTTTTTTGAAATCAAAGTCTTCAACACGACAAATGCGTGCAACACGGGCTTGCTGCAGTGCATCTTGCTCAGTCAGCTTTGCAGCTTCATAAGCCTTGAGCACTTCTTCCCATGTTCCTTTCTTCAGTATTGTTTCAGCCTTTTTCTCACCTACACCTGGACAGCCTTTGTATCCATCAGCAACGTCACCTGTAAGTGTTTGCATGAGATGCTTCCTGTCTGCTTCTTCTAGCGAGACATCATGCATCTGGCCTAATCGGTAGCAACGACCTGGTATCGACAACAGGTCTTTGTCGTCTGACACGATGATAGTATTTTCATACTGGCCATTTGTTGCCATAATTCCGAGTAAGTCATCTGCTTCAAGCACATCATGCGCACGAGACTCAAACTCGTCTTCAACAAACTTACGAAACCTTTTATAGCACAGCGGCTTGCGCACAGCTTTTCGGTTAAATTTATAGGTCGGTAATACTGCTTTTCTGAAGTTGTTAGCTCCTGAGAACGCGAAAATGCAACGCCTAGCATCCAATGTCTCCGTAATTTCTTTCATGTATTCTGCGAATATATCAACGCAATCTTCCCATCGGCTATGTAACGTGTGGACTTCGTCGTCCCATTGTATTTCACGTTCAACACCAATAGTTATCTGGAAGGCGACCATGTCACCATCAATAAGTAAGGTATTATTCTTCGTCATCATCCTCTGCTTCATTCAGCATAAAACATAAGAAGTCGAGACCACCTGGCGTTATCTTCCAAAAGTTAGTCCAATTAGGACCACCGATATGAGTAGATATCATACCTGTACATGCTAGCATCGCTATCTCGTCTGAGTATTTGCGTGCAAATGTACTTTTGGTTGTAAAGCCTTTGAAGTGTGACTCGGCTAAAACTAATAGAGCATTGCGCTCTTGCTCAGTGGGTAGTTGCCCAGCTAGTTCCGACACTGAATTCTGCGTCAATTCCGCATTTGAACCCAAACCCTTCTCCAGCTGCTTGCGCGCTTCTTCGAATGATATTACCGACATTCTCGGCTATCTCCTCTCTGGTCGCTACTTGGACCTCATCATGTACCCAAGCACAGAATACGAAGTCACCGTTCCATCCGTGCTTGTACCCTGCTTTTGCAAGCTCTTGCCGTGCTGTGATTAACCAGCGCTTTGCGATAAGAGCACCAGCACTTTGCAGCAATAAGTTTACTGCGCTGTGCGCTGACCTTGCGTGTAGCTTGCGCCCGTCTAAGCCAAACAAATAGCCTCGGCTGTTGACTACATTTTCAACTGCACTACGCAATTGCTTGATAGCTGGAATAGCAGCAAAGAAACTTTCTCTGATAGCTCTGCCTTCTTTTCTGCCTTTACCAATAACCTCACCTAGCTTTGCGTCACCTGCTCCATAGATCAGGCTGTATATAAAGCGTTTTGCGGCGTCACGGTCAGGCAAGCCAGCTGCTTGTTGGTTCTTTGTATGGATGTCTCCATTCAAGACCTCGGCAGCGTAGTCTCCTCCATCCCAAGTTGCCATAAAATGTGCGAGGCATCTGAGCTCGAGACCTGACAAGTCGCAACCGACGAGAGCCCAACCAGTGGGCACGGTAAATAATGAACGAATTTCACGTCCGTAAGGCAACCGCATGCTTGGCACTTGTGCAATGTTTGGTGCGAAGTGTGTTGCTCTTCCTGAGACTGCTCCATTAGGAATATACCTTCCTCGCAGTTTGTTATCTGCGTCTACTAGTTTCAAGTAGCCTTGGTTTCCTTCTGCTAACATGGCTATGCGCTTTTCAAGCATGAAGTATTCAGACAGTATTTTAGCCTCTGGATAATCAAGCTGCTCTAATATGCTTTCATCGATTTTTGGCTGACCTGCTGGTGTAAGCTCTTTTGGTCGCCATCCGTATTTCTTTGCAAGTCTGTCTGCAATTTGTTGTCTTGAGCCTGGGTTGAACGGTATGTACTTTGTCTTCGTCTTGAGCTCGACAACTGTTGGCTCAAAGGTTGATTCCATCTTGGCCTTAATATCATCACGCTTCTCCGATAATGTGCCGTACAGATCAGCAGCAGCCGTCTTGTCAAAAACAAAACCAGTTGCTTCCATGTCTGCACAGACACGGGCTATGTCGTGTTCTAATTCTATCGCCTCTTCTGATGGTTTTTGATCCATACATCTCTGGTACAGCGTTGCTGTCACTTTGACGTCTTGGATCATGTAGTCCATCATCTCTTGACTGTAGTGCTCAAAGCCTCCCTGATAGTCATCTTTGTATTCACCAAGCCTAAACCCCCAAGCCTTCAAACTGTGCTTGCCATAGAGCTTTATATCCATGCCTGGATGGCGCTCAGCAAAGTCTTTGTCTTTGATGTTTGGGTAAATAAGGCGTGATAGAACAAGTGTGTCCAATACACGTTTTGGCTTAAACTGTGGATATATCTTGCGTATTGCAGGTATATCAAAACCAATAATATTGTGACCACAAACGACATCAGACTTCGCCAGTTCTTCTACTGCCTTATCTATGTCGTCTGGGCCAAAACTTTCTATCTTTTTGGTTTCTGTATCGTAATAGGCCAAACAATGTATCTTTGTCATTTCGTCTAACAAGCCGTCAGACTCTAAGTCAAAGATTTTCAAGTTTGCTCACCTTTCTAAAATGGTATTGGATCATCGAAAAACTCTTCTTGCAGCCTGCCTGTTTCTTGGACCCATTTAAGGGTGCAAGCCGCACCTGTTTCGCCCGTGAATCTGTTTTTCACGACGCGCACAGTAGTTTTGTTTTTCTCGTCACCTTGTTGATCTCGCTCAAGGCCAATGACCATGTCACTGAGTTGGCCAATAGAGTGGCTGCCTCTCAATGAATTTAGCGAGACTTGCAGACCATCTTCAAAGCCTTTGTTGCCTTCTGGTCTGCGCAAATGAGACACAAGCAATAAGCCTATGCCGGTTTCTTCTACAAGTGTTCGCAACCGCGTCATGCAGACGTCGATCGCTTTGCGCTCGTCCACAATATCCAAGCCACTAATAAGAATAGATATGTGATCAAGAATAATCCAAGAACACTCGAGTCCTTTGGCCAAGTAACGTATTTTATTAATGATATTGTCGACAGCAACGCTGCCAAAACTATCGTACAAAAATACGCGGCCGTCCCCAAATAGATTATTGAAAGCAGAACGGAGATCAGACGTCTTAACATTCTTAGCATCAATGTGTAACAGCTTGTTAAGCTCGATACCAATGAGTCCAAGTGAAGTACGTTTGACATTTTCTTCAAGCGCAATGTAACCAACTCGCTCTCCCTGCTTGATAAGGTGGTGAGCACATTCACGGACGAAAGCAGACTTACCGATACCAGAGCCTGCTGTCACCGTTACTAGCTCACCCTGTCGCATTCCTCTTGTGAGGTTTGTTAAGCCTGCGAAAGGGTAATCAATGGCAGGTGCTGCCTCCTGCCTGCTCACCACATCCCAAAGGTCTTTGGCAGCAATGATACCATCTGGCCTGTATTGCGGAGCATTCCAAGCTGCGTTGATCAGCTCTTTAACTCGACCAGCTAATAGCATTTCATTTGGGTCTTTTAATGGAAGTTGTGCTACATGAGCACGACCTGGTTCTAAAACTTCTGCGCAAGCATTGGCTGCTTCTTGCCCAGGTCCATCAGTATCAAACATGAATACAACTTCATCAAAGTTTTGAAGCCACTCTAGTTCTCTTCTAATGGCTCTGGGTGCACTTTGCGCGCCTTGTGGTACAGATACCACTGGCCACTTATTTCCCAATGCCTGAGACAGTGACATGGCGTCTAGCTCACCTTCTGTCACAAACAGTCTTTTGCCTTTGGCTTGTAGCCATTGGCCAAAGAGAGGTAAGTTAGAGCCGTCACCTACTAAGCGAAAGTTCTTGTCTTTGTCACGTGTCTTTACTGCAACTAAATTACCGTTGCGGTAGTATGGTGCTAAATGTCGACCACCAGCAACTCGATACCCGAAGTGTCGTACAGTGTCTGCGTTGATACCTCGGGCTTTGAGTGCTTGTGTTTGACCTTGCGAGTATAAGCTGTTCGCTTCTTGATCACCCTTTGCTTGAACTGGGGTGAACGGATTTGCCTCGCTATCGGGTTTCGTCGTTTCATCGGCTGCTCCATAAGTTTGACACGAGAAGCAGTAAGTATGACCGTCGTCATACAATGAGTTTGCGTCAGAGCTACCGCACTTTTCACACGGCAGATGAGCTAAAAACGTCGCTGATAAATCCTGTGTTTCCTGCATGGTCTGGCGCACTCCAATCGTCTGGCTTTATTAAATCCCACCCACCGCTTTGTTCGCGGCCAGGTTTGATCCCACGTTCTTTTGTCATGTTTGCTAGATGCACTTCATCCCATGCTTCTTGGATGTCGACACCAGCAATAGCCAGCGTGCCTAGCGCAAATACAGTGATATCAATAAGGGCATCTACCATGCCTTCTGCGTCACCTTGCGATAGTGCGGCGCCATATTCAGCTAGTTCTTCTTCTATTTGTTCACCACGAAAATGCAGTTTTTCAATCGTAAGTGGTGAATGATTGAAACCATATTTGGCCTGCAACGCATAAGCGTCTGCAACAATCGTTGACATATTCTCTCCTAATGTGTGGAAGCAAACGCTTCTACAAATAAAGTAAGGTCGTGTTTATTGAAGTCGTAAGCTACGTACGTACCGTATTTTCCAGACTGTACTAGCTTATCAAACTCTTTGACCACTTGAGTGATGTCGTTAAACATCTCTTTTCGTTCACTTTTTGTTATTTCAAAATTTTCCAATGTCTTGCTGCTCTTGCAGTAAATTAACATTGGTGAATAAGCCTGTATCGCTTCTTGCATTAGCGCTGCTGTATCATAAGCAGCACCACCTCTGTAGGTTTTGCCGTAAGCAGCTTCACTAAGAGCCCAGCGGTCAATGACTACTGGTACATGAGCTGTTTCTTCTAACTTGCCTGCAGAGTGCAAAATAAGCCTATGGTAAGCCTCAATGTTCCACTTCTCGTGGTAGCTACAATGTATGTATTGCCCATTGAGTGTCTCGGCTATTGCTTTTGCTAATGTGGTTTTACCGGAAGCGTCAGGACCATCTATGATGATCATTATGCTGCTGCCCTCAAATTGTCTATGTATTCGTTAGGATGCACACAAGCAGATATTTTGTAATATTGCTCTGCCATCTGGTTAGCTTCTTTATTGCCAAGCCATGTTATTACATCTTCGTAGTGGCGTTTATATAAATGGAACGACCCAACGTGCACATGCAATTTACCTATAGAAACTGGTACGTTTTTTACGTCGTATAGATATAGCTGCATGTATTTTGCGATAGCTGAAAATGTGAATATGTCATAAGGCATACCCCATACTGCGTCTTGGCTACGCATATACGCTATTAAGTTAAGCACATTGTTTCTTACGATAAATTGTAAACCCGTTGTGCATGGCAGGTCTTTTGATGGACCTGGACGCTCTCGCCATATATTGATATAGGCTCTGCGCGTTTCTATATCGTTAGCTATTTCACTGGCTGCCCAGCTAATTTGGTCCATAACTTTAGGACCGTAAGCGCCGTTGAGTGTAACGCCATCATCACTAAATGATGCATAGTTGCTATTACGCTCTTTAATGTAAGCAAGATCATTACGACCCTGTAGTATCCACGCTGCTTCTGCAAACATGAATTTGTAATTAAGTTTTCTGGCCTTGTGTGTGATTACAGGCCAGTCTAAATCTGTAGCATAGCTATAGCCAATGCATTCTTTAACTTCCATGCCTCTTGGCGAAGTAACATTGTCAGGGCTAAAGCTAACATGTTCAATGGCGTTTAACCAAACTGAGTTTGGGTTATCCATTATACCTCCATAGATTAAGGGGCGCCAAACGACGCCCCCTTTGTTTCTATTAAAACCAGCCAATTTTTATGCCGTTATGAGCGATAATAAAAAAGCAAGCGAGCATGTGAGTGACAACCCATATAGTACGTATGATGGCTGCAATGTCGTTTTCACGAGTATCATCAGTTATCTTACTTCCTATAGTTTTGCACCAAATGCCCCAACAACTACGCAGCACGTGTGTGCGGCCGGCCCAAATAGTATTCGGTGTATGAAGTTCCACGCGCATCAGTCTTTTGGCGCTTCTTAATGTTCATGCCCTTTTGAATTAGCTTGCTGATAGCAGCAGTTAAGTTCTGCAAGTCAAACTCATGCATTGCTACAATGCGAGTAACTTTTTTGCCGCGTCTCAGGTGATCAATTAACAGTTGCTCTTTGGTCATATAACCACTCTCCTGGTATGAGTTTATCTGAGTAATCAAATCCGTATTTGTCGCACCAGTCACCGTAGCTTGTTTTGCTACCTTTATTTATTTTTGAGGTTGATCTGGTAAAGACAAAGCGGATGTCTAATTCAGGATTTTGTTCCTTAACTAGTCGCATTTTTCGACGGTCTTCACTTGTGAACCGCCCTTTGCATTCTACAATGATGCCGTTAGGTAGGACAAAATCAGGAATATATTTTGCGTCGATTTGATATGGAATTTTTAGTTTCTCATATTCATACTCGACACCTAAATCATTAAGTTGCTCGGCAACCGCAGCTTCAAGACCGCTGCGGAAACCATTAGCAAACTTAATATGTCTAAAAGTCGAAGTGGCCAACGCTCTGCTCCGCTTCTGCTGCTGGTGCAGCGGTGTGGACATAAGCGCCTTCTTCTTTTTCAAACTTGGCGCCGCCAGTATATTCTTCAAGTTTAATGATCTGGACGGCATCGAGGTACATAGTAACACCCGTACTTCCTCCTGCGTTATATGTAGCAGCAGTACCAGCCACTTTAATAATTGAACCAGTGCCTACGTTAATAGCATCGTTAATTCTGTCGCCATTGCCGTCGTGCATGATTGGCTTATTAGTTGATTTAATGCGGAAAGTGACTGTGCCATTTTCCTTGTCAACCTTGAAAGGCCACTTTGCGGCGTTTAAGGCTTTTTCGCCAAATTCTTCAATAAAAATATCTTTGCATTGACTCATAAGCGGTTTTGCTTCCGCTTCTTTCATCAGCAAATCAGTTTTATATTTACCATCTGGATCAAACTGTGTATCTGGCACAGTGAACCACGGCCACTGAGCAGTTCCGCTTGGAGTAGTAAATTTAAGTTTGCTCATTTAAGCGCTCCCATAGTTAAATAATCATCTCCATCTGACATGATGGATGCTGCTTCTGTAAACAGCCAGTTGATGTTGACGCCATAGTTGTCTAGCTCTGATAGTAGAAAGACAGGTATTGGCATATCATCGAGGATCATGCTGACCGCATCTGAGATCAGCTCCTCGCGTCTATCGTCTTCATAGGTCATAAAGCCTCCTGTTAAGCGAAGGCGTAGTCACTTGTGAGGACACAACGAAGATCCAAATTACCACTTTCTGGAATTGTTAAATCTGCCATACGTGATGTATCGGACAGCTGTGAATATGTGGTGTTGTATAGTCGTTGCATGACATCAAAGTGCTCATACATTGCTACAAACTGCTCACGAATTAAGTAGCCAAACCTTCCGGTGTCAGCTGCGTGAGTGCCGAAGCTATCATGTATAAGCATGAAGTCTTCAATGCCTTCATCCAATCCTGCCAGCACACTAAACATGAGGTGACTGGCGTCAAGCGAGTGGATAAAATTTGGTGCTGCAGCATTGCGCTGCTTCATCTTATCCAAACTACCCTTTGGTGTTGTACGCAAATTCAGCATGATGCAATTATAGACATCACCATTTGCGTTTATCTTTGAGTTTTTGGAAGCGTCAGCAGGTTGTATAGACTTGTCGTACAAGAATATGCGGACTCTGTTGACGTTCCAGTCTTCGTACGCATGAACAACAGGTAAACCAATTGGCGAAGTCCATATCAAAGGCTTTGCTTCATGGGCACATAGTTGCGCACACTTTTGAATAAACCGCATACCTTCGGCAGCTTTGGTAACAGTAGCATTTACTGCGTCCCATACTTTGCTCGCCATATAGCTTGCGGCTTGTCTACCATTGTCTTCACCAAACGGATGATTTTCACGAATACCTTCAAGAACTTCGTCCTCTAGTGGCTTCATTAAATCTTCTATTTGCTGCTGCTTAAAACCAAACTTTTCACTTGAATAAGCAAAAGTCATAACGTTTCTTTTGACAATTTTGCGGCTGACTCCAAACTTTTTCCACGTCTCAGCTATATCGTCTGTGTCGTGGTTTAGTTCTTCATTAACTCTGTCAGCTACAATCTGATAGACATCTGCAGGCTTTTCACCTGGTACAAGATTTACAGTTTGTCCACCTACTTCATCTCTTAGTGCGGCACTGTAGTGTTGAACACCTGAGTTTGCCCCATCCATAGCTGGTGGTAAGTAACTGATATAATCTTCACCTTGTTCGACATAGCCTGCAAACTCTACGCAGGCAGCAAGAAATGAAAACGGCTTATCAGCTGCTTGCCAAAACTTACGTGTAAGCCCTGGCTTCTTACCTATTGCGTAAAGTATTCTTTGATTGTCGTTTACCCACTTAATTCTATCGTTGAACGACTTCTTGCTTATTTTGTCAAAGTCGCCCGTATTAGCTATGTGAACACAAAGCCAATACGCACCGTCAGGACCTAATCGCTTGCCTCTGGCAAACAAGAATAACGCCCTTATATGATCGCTGCGCTGATGGTTAAAAGTTGGTA